TACACGACGCTCTTCCGATCTTAATAGACCCGTATAACTCACTTGCTAAAGACAAAGATTTAATCAAGTCAGTCGGTTCACACGAATACGATTACGAAGTGTCAAGTGATATGCGACTCTTCTGCAAAGAGAATGATGTGTCAATTTGGTTGAACACTCACGCAGTTACAGAAGCTTTGAGAAGAGTTCATCCAAAATACGAAGATAAGAAAGAACAACACAAGTACGCAGGACTTCCTATTCCACCTAATATGGCTGATGTCGAAGGTGGTGGTAAATGGGGTAATCGAGCAGACGATGTTATTACGATTCACAGATATACACAACATTCTTTAGATTGGATGTATAGCGAGTTACACGTTAGAAAAGTCAAAGAAGTTGAGACTGGTGGAAGACCAACTCCAATTGATAATCCTATCAGACTTCGAATGAAACAAGACAATGTCGGATTCTTGCTTAATGGCGAAGACATAGTTACTAACGAATCTGTTAATAAAATTAATCTTTCTCCTTTTTAATTTAATTTAATTTTGATTATGCAAGTTAATAACCACATACAAGCGATTCTGAACACAACATCGAGAGCGTTACTTTATAACTCGGACAATCCCGAACTAAAAGCAATCTTCAAAGACATCGTTGAACGCTTACACTATTGTCAAGATATAATGAAGGAAGATGACAAGTACAAGTTGAACGAAATCTCTGAAGCACTTGATTCAATAGTCGCATTAGATTCAGAACTAACCCATCTTGAAGTCACTATTCAGATTAAACCGATTTTAACAGAAAAGAAAGTCGGTAAGATATCAGCCAAACTATTCACGATATGATACAACTAATTTCAATTATCTTAATTCTCTTTTTGATTCGGCAGTTTGTTGAGTTCACAAAAGATAAACAAGTTTTTCTTGCAGTCATCGAAGGGTTTATGTTCGGGGCATTATACAACTGCGATGAGATTGATGGAGAAAAAGAATATACAATTCAAGTTTGCATTGGATTCGTAACTCTGAACATTCTATGGGAGAATTAAGATGGTTGGAAAAGGTTGCAGAATTGCACGATGAATGGGTTAAGATTGCGAATCTTTATCCAGTTGACGACTACGCAGAAGATATAGTGCAGGAATCTTATATCGCTCTTTACAAATACGCAAACGAAAGTAAGATAATCGATGCAAATGGCAATGTTCGAAAGGGTTATATGTTTTTCACGGTTCGAAGTCTTTGTCTTCAATACATCAACAAGAAAAGAAAGATAGAAAAGGTTGACATATCTACTTGTTTCAATATAGCAGAAGAAATCACAATCGAGGAAAAAGAAGCGTTTGAATACATATGCGACAAAGTAGACACACTTCTCAAGGATGTACACTTCTACGATGAACGACTATTCAAAGTGTATAGAGATAGTGGTTTATCGATGCGTAAATTAGCGAAAGAAACCAACACATCTTTAGTCACCATCTTCACTTCTTTGAAAGAAACAAAAAGATATATCTTTGAGAATCTTCACGAAGATTGGTTTAACTTCAAGAATGGCGATTACGAACTTAATTAAATAAATATGGCACGAAAAAAAGCAAAAGGACTTGGTGATACGATTGAACAAATCACCGAAGTAACAGGTATTAAGAAAGCAGTTGAACTATTCTCGGAGTTTACTGGATTAGATTGTGGATGCGAAGAGAGAAAAGAAAAGTTAAACAAACTTATTTCGTATAGAAAAAAAGTGAATTGTCTGAATGAATATGACTATAATTATCTTAAGGATATATTCGAACAAAAAGCAAACAGACTAACTCCAAAGCAACAATTCAGATTGATGGAAATTTACAAGAATGTCTTCGAAGTACAATTGGAACAAACGAGTTGTGATTCTTGCTGGAGAACTACGATGTCTGAATTGAGTAAAGTATACGATACTTATCAAGAATAGATGGTAAATTGGCAGGAACAAGATTTGTTTGACTATCTAAAAGAGAATGTTTATCCCGATTTAGTAAAGTCAAGAAATCAGATGTCAAGATGGGATTGCTACTCTCCTTCGACAAATCACAGAATAGAGTTGAAATGTAGAAAAAGACATTATGATACTTTATTGCTTGAAAAGAAGAAGTACGATGCAATGATTGAAGAATCTTCTAAACATTTGGACATTCCGATATACATTAATTCAACACCTAAAGGAGTATATCTTTTCAATCTTTATCTTATCAAACCAATATGGGAAGTTAATAGTATGAATCCTGCAACTACGCACTTTGCAAACACACAGAAAATAGAAAAAGAAGTCACCTATTTAAACATTAATGAAAGTCAAAAAATATGAAAGAAAATCCTATTCAACTTGAATACTTGAAATTCGTACTATTATCACAACTTACACTTGAAGCAAACGAGAATCTTTATTTTACGCAGCAATATCGGCAGCAGATTAAGAATCTCGGCAAAAGATTAAATCACGAACTTGAGTCAGTTGTGCGAGAAGAGTACGAGAAAATCTATAATACAGACCGAGAAATGACCACAAACATCCTTCGAAGCATCGAAGAGTTGATTCAGAAGATATCGAAGTCAACGATTGACGATTTAGTGCTATTAAACGCAGTTATCGACAAGTACAAAGACAATAAAGAGTGGTTCTTGGAACACGCAAACGCAGAATTTTTAAGATTAGACATATGAAACCATTACACTACAACGCAGACATAGATGTCATTGATTTCGTGAAGATGCACGAACTTAACTTCAATGAAGGTAATGTCATAAAATACGTTACAAGAGCAAGAAAAAAAGGCACACAAATCAAAGATTTAGAGAAAGCAATTGACTATTTAGAACGAGAATTGGAACATATAAGAAAAGACCAAGCAAAATGGATAGAGTTGAACAAGTAGAAAATGAATTCCGTTTGATTAAACTTCTTAAAAAGCAGGAGTCACTACTTTTAAAAGGAGCAAACGATGAAAAGTTAAATGATAAGATTAGAGAAATACAAAAACAGATACGAGATGCCAATACCAGAACCAACTAAAAATGAAACCGAAAAAGAGTTCATCCAACGATGTATGTCAGATGAGAAGATGAATCAAGAGTACAAAGACAAAGACCAACGCTATGCAGTTTGTCAAGCACAACTAAAGGGTAGAAAATAATCTACCTTTTTTTATACCCGAAAAGGTAATTTAAGGTAACTTTTAAGTTACTTTTATCTGTTTTATACCTTTTAAGGTACGATTCAAAATGTTAAAATTTTGTTAAAATTAACAACGATGTTAATTAAATGGAAAAAGGTTGTATATTTGTTGAAACTTTAAAACTATTAATTATGGAAACTATCAAAAGATTCGCTTATGTATCGCAGGGAAGAGGCACGAAAATGTACACTTTATGGGTTGACCACACTAATGGTTCGTCTTATGTAAAACCGAGATTCATTAAGAATTTGTCTGTAAACAAAGACAAAGCGATTTCAATTGCTCAAAAGTACGCTGATAATTGTGGTATAGAATTATTAGACGAATCAATAGATGAATTGAATCAAATTATTCGTGTATACAATTGGACACCTACTATGGTTACTTTTGGTAAAAATTATGGCAAAGAATTAAGAGATTGCGAAGAAAAGTTCATTGTGTGGGTTGCAAAAGGTTGCCCATTGAAAGACGATAGAAGTGGGGAGTGGTGTAACAATTATTTTGGCGGCGAGGACTTTCAACAAGTTGCTCAACAAATTGCAGTTGATATGGGTCTTGGAAAGATGGAAGACAGAGTTCGTCAAACACCTTATTTCGTCACTAACGAACAATATGATAAGACAACTGAAAAGTTGAATGAAAAAGCATCTGAAAATAATGACCATTTTTATACTAACGGACAACGTTTGCAGTTGACTTTAACCTGCACAAAGGTGACTGGCTACGATTCAATGTATGGCTACGTTAATGTGTACAAGTTTGTTGATGATGATAATCGTGTGTTTACGTATAAGGGTGCAAATAGGTTATATTTATACACCAAGTGGGTTGATAATTGGGATGGCAAAGAAGTCAGTGGCAATGATATGACTTTGATTAACGTAGGCGACCAAGTTACTTTGACGGCTACTATCAAACACGATGATTACAAAGGTCAGAAATCAACATACATTCAGAGAATTAAGAATTAATTAAACAAGGGATGCGACTTGTCAACGCATAATTAAAAACAACACAAATTATGGAAACAACATTTGCAAAATTCAGATTAATAAATCAAAAAGATAAAGGTTATAATGGTTTATATAAAAAATTATTCGCTATTTTAGATAAAGATTCTATATTTGTAGAATGTGCTGAAGAAGATTCTTATTTTGAAGATAACGATATGATTATAACTACAACTTGGGGAACTAATGAAACATTGCCAAAAGGCATTGAAAGATTAAATTAATAACAATTAGAAATTATGAGACGAAAAGCAAAACCGACAATCGAAATGATGCTAAAATCAGCATTAAAAATAGGATTCATAAAGTATGTACCTGCTTATGCTTCTGCCGGAGAAGTAAAAACACTCGTTGTGACAAAGTCAAATTTGAAAGAAGCTGAAAATCTTTTAAAAAGATTATACCTATGAGCAACACAAAAAAAGTAACCGCATAATTTTAAACTATTAAAAAAATGAGAGCAGAAAAACTATTACACGAAATTATCGACTTCATTTCTAACTATTGCGATGAAGTCGAAGAAGTTGGTCAAGTCAAAATCGAAGCAGATTTAATCATCAACGACTTGATGTACGGCACTATTAACTTTGAAGTGTACATCGAACAAGATGAACTGATGGAAGTTGATTGGATGTTTTATAAGAGATTCAGAGGAGAGTGTACATTGTTGTATGCAGAAATCACTCAATTAACTGGAGAATTGTCTCACGACTTACCAAACTTACGAAAACACTTAAACGAACAATTGACTAACTATTTTAACAAGAGCATATGAAACCAACAAAAACATTGAACGAACAAATCCTATTCTTGAAGTATTATAAATGGTTACATTCGGATGGGTTAATACCACAAGATGTGGTGAACGAGTATTTGTCAGACTTGAAAAAACTAAAAAAATGAGAAAGATTATTGACTTTATGATTGCAACAATAGGTTGTATCTCGGATAACAACTACATTTGTGCAGGAGTTTTGATTTATTTATTAATCCGTTTAAAAATTGAATTCGATGGAGAAGCAATCAATCCTTGACCAGTTGAACTTGCTATACGACTTGGCAAGATTTCAAGATAACACTTTTATGGCTAACAAACTGCTTGAGATACGACAATCACTTGCAGACTTATGGATAACTGAAGAATACTATTACGAACAAATTAAACGACAATTAAGCGATGATAACAACATTTGACAATAAACAATGGGATAGAGATGCTATCTTAAAAGAAATGCTAAACGATGACTTCTACTATGGTTATC